TTATGTAATTATAATCATCGTTCCGAGTTTATCATTAAAGTATTACAAACAGAACTGAGTAAAAATAATGAACAGCAAGTAATGATATTAGCTCATAATAAAACTTTAATTACCTATTTATTTAAAGCTATTGAGCATAGAAATATTGCTACAGTAGGTTATTATATTGGAGGAATGAAAGAGGAAGAATTAAAGAAAAGTGAAAGTAAAAAAGTTATTATTGCTACATACGCAATGGCATCAGAAGGATTAGATATAAAAACATTAACGAGTTTAATTATGGCATCACCCAAGACGGATGTTTGTCAATCTGTGGGAAGAATTTTAAGAACAAAACATACCAGTCCATTAGTAGTAGATATTATTGATTCACATGATATATTTGAAAAGCAATGGAAAAAAAGAAAACAATATTATATTAAACAAAAATATCATATTATTTCATCCAATATGGATGATTATGTAAAAGATAAATGGGAAACATTATATGACCCATTAAAAAGTGATGAATGTATTAAAAAAATTAAAAAGAAAGAACAGCCTTTAAAAGGAGTATGTTTGATAAAAATATAGATTGTTTACATATAAACTTCATTATAAGGAGGTGTATCACCTAGATGTTTCCAAGTATTTAAACAATCATTTTTTGGTGTATAAGGAGGAGGATTAGCTAATGCTGAAGCAGTATGATCTAATCTTCCTCCTGTGGAATAAATATGCGCGTTGGCTATGTTATTCATAAATTGACCACTTCCACCTCTCTGTCTTCTCTTGACACTTTTTCTTTTCTTGGAACCCTTTCTCTTCTTAGAACCCTTTCTCTTCTTAGTTCCCTTTCTCTTCTTGGAACCTTTTCTAGATTTTCTTCGTTTTCCACCACACTGGCTATTTAATCCTCTAGAAATAGGAGGATATCCTGAACCGGCAAAAACAGAAAGATTTTCTCCAGGTGATGGCTTGTAAGAATAAAATGGATAACCTCCAGTTCCATATGAATAACCTGAAGAATTACCTCCACTTTGTTTGGAAGCATTCATATTGGTTATGGCATTTTGTCCACTATTTTGATAACGAGAAAATCCGGCTAAATGAACAGAACCGTTACCATTGACACCAGAAGTGCCAGCAATCACTTGGTCTTTAGAAAAACCATAACCATTACCACCTTTGTATTTTCTTTTACGACTTTTGCCGTGTTTTTTTCCTCTACCTCCGGTCTTAAACATTTGATAAAGACCTTTTTGTTGTAATGATAAGGCACTATCTCCAGCTCCACAGCCAGATACAGCTCCTACTTTACTTGACATACCTGGGTCTCTAAAATGGGCATTTGGACTATTTACATTTGGGGATTGTTGAAGTATTGACATATATATATATACTTCTTATAAAAAAGTATATTTCTATTTTTTAAAATCTATTATATGCTTTTGTGTAACAATTCCATTATGGACAACTTTAATAGGAACATATTTATTAAATTTCTTATTAAAAATACATTCCATTTTAACGCATTTTTCTAAATCAACAAATTTATCATCATTCATATTTTCAAATTCCTCTTCATCATCACTTTCCTCTAAAGCGTCAAGATTATCATTCTCCTTTATATTTCTAAATAATTTATTCATCATAGTACTTGTTTGGTAGTCAGGAATGTAAGCAATATCATATTTTTCTAAATTGTTATAATTGTTAACATATAAATGATAGATATCATTTTGAATATCGGGTCTAATTGAGAAGATATACTTTATATCATCATACTCATAATTTTTATATAAAGTGGAATTAAATTTATTTGTATTGTTATTCAGATTTCTATTTTGAATTGAATATACAGTATAAGGTAATTGTTTGGCTACTGAAATAGATTCTTCAAAACTTCCTGTAATTACCGGTAAACCTATCCCAATCCCATTTCTACCTATAATTATTTGTTTAATTTCACTTGACAATATGTCTTTGATAAGATTTAGTTTAAATAATTCATTTTGCTCTTCGATATTTTTCCCTTTATAAAAATGAATGCTTTCGATAGAAAATAACTTCTTGTCTTTCGCTTCAATTAATGTTCCATAAAAAACAGTTCCTAGTACAATCTTCTTATTAAATGTCTGTGGCACAACAAATAAATTTTTGATCATTTTTTTAGAACCAGGATTTATTTCAACAAAAATACAGACCTTTTTATCTTTGATATAGGTAAACCATACTAAATGCTTTTTCCCTTTTGGGATAATATAATATAATTCGCTTAAAACTTTCTTATGGATATTTTCATAAGGAAGTTTCAGATTAGGAAGTCTTTTTAATATTTGACTTTTATCTTCGTATGATAATTTCATAGTATAACTATATTATGACCTTACCTTTAATACATTTAAAAAGAAGAATAATTACTAGATGAGAAAGCACCATCAGATGACATCAATCCTCCCATATCATTAACCTCTTTAACACCATTAACTGTATTGGTATTATTATTATTATTATTTCCTTTATTTTTATCACTTAATTCTTTAAGATAATTTTTAAGTTCAGTTTTCATACTTTCATTATCAGATGAATTATTTTGTGGTTTGGGTTGTTCTCTCATTGTATTATATAATACTTCATATTGTTCTTGAGGTTTATTTACTAAATCTTTTACTTTTGGTATTGTCAGGTTTGTCATAAAAAATGTAAATAAATAATGAACTAGAATAATTAATATTAATGATATTATACTCATTTGAATAATCCAGGGAAGCATATTATATATTATTTACATAGTTTTAATAAAGATACAACGTAGACATATATATTAAGATAAACCACTTAAAACTATTTCTAGGTTTCTAATTATTATTAATGGTTAATATTATATTAGTAGATAAGTCTGGAGATTTAAAATTATGTAAATATAATGTAGATAAAGGAGATGAATTATATAAAAAATGTAAGTTTAAAAAACAAGATAATTTTGAAAAAAGAACTACATGGAAAACGAAAAAAAACAAATATGATTTTACTTCAGTTTCATTATACTCACGCGACACTGGTAAAGCAAATACCGAAAACAAATATGATTTTCCACCACCTGTAGACACTCCGTTATATTTTGGTGTTTGTGCTCTTGTTGCTAATGATGAAAATGACGATTGTATTGATTTATCGATTGAAGCATGGGAAACATTTTATGAAGAATTATTTGGTGGATTTGAAAATTTGGCTGATACAGCAGCTGAAGATAATAATGAAGAAGATGAACTAGAGAGTATTCCAGCAGAAATGAAAACAAAAAGTGGATATTTAAAAGATGATTTCGTAGTAGAGGATAATCAAGTAGAAAATGGCTCTACTGAGAGCGATGAAGAAGAATATGATGATGATTCAGCTGAATTGGAATTAGAAGAATATTCATATAGTGATGAAGATGAATCTAATTAATATATAAAAAAATTGATTAAAGAAATTTATATATATAATAATTAATAATAACAATGCGCAAGGTAATTGAAAATCCAAATGAATTCAGAAATAATATTTCTAATAAATTAAATAAAATATTATTAAATGAAAAGATTTCTGTGAATCTTGAAAAAGGAATATATAATTATAGTCTAGAACATGCGACTAAGTTAAATGTAGTTAAAAAATGGGATAATAGTTATTTTGTTAAAATATATTTGGATCGTGTTAGAACAATTTATATTAATTTAAAAGATGATGCTGTTAAAAATATGATTCAAAATAAATTAGTACAGGCTCATAAATTAGCATATATGACACATCAACAAATGCGACCTGATAAATGGGATGCCTTAATTCAGGATAAGAAGATTCGTGATGATAATAAATATGAACCAAAGGTAGAAGCATCTACAGATAATTTCAAATGTTGGAAATGTAAATCAAAAAAATGTACATACTATCAATTACAAACTAGATCAGCTGATGAACCTATGACAACATTTGTTAATTGTCTAGATTGCGGTAATAGATGGAAATGCTAATTTATACAGGAGTAATTTTATTGAATTTTAATTCTGGAGAAACTTTATTTTTTTGATTCATAAAAAACCATAATGATAAAGATAATAATATAAATACTAATCCTAATGATCCAAATACTTCCTTTGTTTTAAAAATACAGCATTGGGAACGATCACTAGAACAACATTTAATAGTATCTCCCAAATTACACGCTGTATTATCGTCTATTTTTTCAAAAATATTACATTTATCTAAATGAAATTCTTTAGTACATCCATTTTGTAAACATTCCGAATACGGGGATAATGTAGGACTATTTGTAGGAGGAAATGTATAATATTCCTTTATACAACATTCTTCTGGTGAATCTGCACAACAATCTGTCCATTTCCAACACGACTCGCAACTAGTATATTTATTTATTCTCTCTTCTGGATGACAACTAATATTATAGTTTGGTGAATAGTTGTAATTATCCTTATGATATATACACCATTGAAAATAATATTTATTTTTCCCCCCTTTACACATCTCATTTGTTAAACAAGTATTCATTTTTTTACATTTAATAAAAAATGAATATTATTTTTAAAAATCAATTTTCTTTTTATTTATAGATTGTAATAAACTAAAATATTAGATAATTTCCAAATCTTTTAAATGCCAATATTCCGATGACCCATTTGGTAAAGGTCTTCTAATAATAACAGGAATATTTTTTTCTTCTAATTCTTTTAAAGCAATTAAATATCCATCCATTACATTATCTGGAACCTTAGTCGTCGGTTTGGCTCCATTATTAATTTGTTTTGCTCGAATACCCAAAACTCTTGTTTTTTCATATTTTGTTAAAATAGGAACAGTCTTATGTAACTCATCAATAACAATATTATCTTTATTTCTAACAACCTTTGCCAAATTATAAATTTCTTCATAGTTATGAACCATAGACTCTGGATGTTGTTCTTGTATATAATTTTCTCTCATTTCTTTATCAAATTTTTGTAAATATTCATCATCTTCTTCATCATCATCATCCGACTCATAATCAGAATCATTCTTATCAATATTATTAGGAAGTGAAATAGTAGTAGTAGGAAGTTCTTCAATATTTTTGGAAGATTTCTTTATCACTTTTTCTGAGACTAGTGGTTCTGCTATATTTCCTTCTTCATCAACACTAAAATCATCTTGGTCGTCATCCATTTCACTTTCAACATCTTCAACATCTTCAGCATCTTCATCATCATAATCTGTCTCAATCACCTCTCCTTCTTCAAGCTCTTTTACTTTAATTGATTCAGGATTTTTTTTCCTGGAAAATGTTGGTTGAGCATCTTCTTGTGAAGTAGTAGATACCTCATCGTCACTAATGTTTTCCAAATCAGATTGTTCTAAATCGCTCATTCTTATAATTATATATTATTATTACTTTTTAAATAGAATCAATTTTATTTAAAAAAAATATAAAAAATAAATTAAATTAATAGATATTTATAGTTTTTTTGATTTTAAGCATTACCATCAGTTCTCCATACAGTATCACATTTCGCACATAAATATATATACAATTGATTCATATCGTCATATCGAATATAAATCACTTCTCTATCACCCTTTTCTTTATTACTACTACATTCATTATTAGGACAACTTATTGTGTTTATTCTGGGTAATGTGGGATCCAACTTTGTATATTCGTTAATAATATGATTATATTTCTGTTCACTTCTTTTTAATTGTGTTTTCGAAACGCAGATATTGTCCTTAGTTAATTCGGTATCTTCATGTCCACAATTTCGACAATAATATATTAATTTGTTTTCATCATCAGTGGAAATTCTGATGTAGTACATGTTGTCGCATTTATTACAAAAGTGCATCTTCTTTGAATAATATATATATTTTTATTTATTACATTTCAATTTTATATTTTAATTTTAATAAAATTATTATATGTTTCACCCCAGTTTATTTTTATATTTAAATTATATATTCCTGTTTTAACCCCATAAGAATCTTCGTCTTTATTTTTTTCTAAAATAGCCAATAATTCAGGTTGTTTCTTTTTGAATTCACAGACAATATTATCCTTAAATAAATTATTAAACATATAGTCTTCGTTACTTAGGTTTTGAATAATATTATTCACAGAGTAATCTATATTTCTATATAATATAATTTTATTATACTTCTCAACATCTTGATGTTTCATAGAAAATCCTGGTTCATGTAATAATGGAAATTTATCCATTATGCTTATAATAGTTAATAATATAGTTCGAATACTTTGGCATCCTGTCCATTGATCACCACGCCACGTATTTAATACAGATAAACACATTTTTCCATTTCTATACATATTCGGGTGAAACCGTGTAACACCATCATTAGTCATAAATTGGACTTTTGGAGGTTGATGCGGATAATCTGAAGGAAAATTAAATTTGAAAAAATAATTACCCCCAACATATTGTGACTCAGATGGACCAGATATATAAGCATATCCTTCTAGAATATTGCTTTCATCGTGTTTATAATAAATTCCATCTTCATCCAGCGGATTTTTAATCATTTCTCTAACATCTTTAATTAATCTTTTGGTGGTTTCTCTCGATAATACTACAGTATCAGTAGACATGTTATAGATTATATAATAATATATTTATGTGGTATTGAATTAATATATAATATTTTATGACTTCACCATAATATTAATAAAATCAATATATTTTAGAGAAAATACTTAAAAATATCTCTCAAAAATAAAGAATACATATTCAGTTTATACATTTTTAGAATTCTTAAGATATTTATAAAAAAATTGACCTAAATATAATGTTTATAATATATACAATATACTATGTCTAAAATGAAACAATCATTTGACGCTTATTTAAAATCACATTATTCACAAAAGGGTGAGGGATTTACTCACACCAGGATAGGAGATAATACTTTAAATATTAAAGCAGGAAGTTATACTCTCGATGACTTAGACGAATTTTATACCAAATATTATAAACATGTTTTTCAAGATGGTAAATTTGAGTTTCTTACGGAAAAACAAAACCGTGACATCGGACCAATTATGTTGGATTTCGATTTCAGATATTCCACTGATGTTGAAGAAAAGCAACACACTGAGGAGGATATAAATGAAATGGTTAATTTATATTTTCAGGAAATATCCGAACTTGTTGATATCCCATCTAGAACTGTTATCCCAGTATTTATTTTTGAAAAGGAAAATGTTAATATGTTAGATAATACTACTAAGGACGGTATTCATATGATTATTGGAATTCATATGGAAAGAGGTCTTCAAGTTATTCTTAGAAATAGAATGGTATCTAAGTTAAAGGAGGTATGGGGAGAATTACCTCTCGAAAATACATGGGAAGAAGTATTAGATGAGGGTGTCACAAAAGCAACTGTTAATTGGCAATTATATGGTTCAAGAAAACCTGGAAATGAAAGTTATGTTCTTAAATATCATTATGACTTAGAAGTAGACGAAGATAATGATTGGACTCTTAGTATTAATGATGTCAAAAAATTTGATATGAAAACCGATTTTAAATTATTAAGTGCGCAATATGAAGGACATCAATCATTTGAAATGAAAGATTCTATCAGAGCCGAATTTGAAGCTGTTAAAACTAAGAAGAAAAGTAAAAGTAAATTAAAAATTGTTGATAAAAATAAGTTGGAGGATATCACACAAATCACAAATCAAGATGAATTGGATACACTTGTTCAACATTTTGTTGACCATATCGAATCTAATGAATATACATTAAAAGAAACTCATATGTATACTATGTGTTTAACTGATAAATATTATGTTCCATATGATAAATGGATTCGTGTCGGTTGGGCTCTTAAGAATACAAGTGATAAATTGTTTATTACTTGGATTGCATTCAGTGCTCAATCACCTAGTTTCGAATTCGATAAAATATCCGATTTCTATGATATGTGGTGCCGTTTTGAAACCGCAAATGAGGATTGTCTTACATTTAAGTCTATTATTTATTGGGCTAAAAATGATAATCCTGAAAAATATGACGAAATTAGACAAGAAACTATTAGCTATTTTATTGAAAAAACTATAGATAATCAAACTGATTTTGATTTTGCCCTAGTTCTTTATCAAATGTATAAGGATAGATTTACTTGTGTTTCTATTAAAAAGGATGCTTGGTATATCTATAGAAATCATAGATGGGAGGAAAATGAAGGTGGCACTGATTTAAGAATGGCTATTTCTCAAGAATTATTTCAAATATATTTTAACAAGCAAATGGAACTTGTTAAACAGATTAGCAGCGGAACCACTGATCCTACAAGCGAAAAACATAAGGATTTACAGTCTAGAGCTAAAAAAATTGCTGACTTGTCCAATAACCTTAAAAGAAGAGGAGTCAAAGATAATATTATGCGTGAGGCTAAGGAAATATTTTATGATAGTAGCTTTATTGACAAGGTAGACGCAAATCCTAGATTAATGTGTTTTGCTAACGGTGTTTATGATTTTGATATTAAATGTTTTCGTAATGGTAAACCAGACGACTATATTTCAAAAACTACAAATATTGCTTATAACACTCTCGACCTCAAGAAACATAAGAAACAAATTGACGAAATTAATGATTTTATGATGAAATTATTTCCTGAAAAGGAGCTTCGAGATTATATGTGGGAACATTTGGCATCAACATTAATTGGTGAAAACAATGATCAAACATTTAATATATATAATGGTAATGGTAGTAACGGTAAATCAAAACTTGTTGAATTAATGTCTATGTGTTTGGGTGACTATAAAGCTACTGTTCCTATTACTCTTATAGCAGCAAAAAGAAATTCTATTGGTAGCACCTCTTCCGAAGTAGCTCAACTTAAAGGTATCCGTTATGCTGTTATGCAAGAGCCTTCTAAGGGCGACCGCATCAATGAGGGTATTATGAAGGAAATTACTGGTGGTGACCCTCTACAAGCCAGAGCATTATTCAAAGACAGTATCACATTTATTCCTCAATTTAAATTGGTCGTCTGTACTAATACATTATTGGATGTCGGAAGTAATGATGAGGGAACTTGGAGAAGAATTTGTGTTTGCGAATTTATTTCCAAATTCTGCCCTAAAGCCGAATTTGATGATGAGCGAAAATATCAATTCGAATTAGATAAGAAACTTGATAAGAAGTTTGCTGCTTGGGCTCCTGTCTTTATCTCTATGTTAGTTCTCAAAGCTGTTCAAACAGATGGTCTTGTCAATATTTGTTCAGCTGTTAAAGCTAGTAGCTCTAATTATAGAAATACACAGGACTATTATAGTGAATTTGCTGCTGACAAGATTAAGAAGTATCCTGGTGGAAAGATTAGAGAAACCACTTTATACGAAGTATTTAAAGTATGGTATCAGTTACATCACGGTAAAAATGTTCCAAAGGGTCGTGAGTTATTCGAATTTATTAACAAGAAATTTGGAAGAAAGCAACGAGGTGTATGGAATGGACTATCAATTGTATATGATGACTTTGATCCTACACTAGATGGTGATGAATATGAAGAAGAAGATTAAAATTAAAATCCAATAAATAAAAAATTTAATAAGTTATTTTTTATTTATTTATTTTTATTTATTTAAAATTGATTTACAATTTAATAATTATATTATTACATCACTCATAATAACTTTATCAAAAAATGAACTCAATTTCGCCATACGATTTGGAAACTGGACATACATATTATATTGAAAGCTATAATGAAGGTGTTCGTACAAACAAATATCGTGGCGTTATTAATAACTTGAACGCATGTACCTGGTATGGACATAATGTACTTGAATTTGGAAATATGATTGAATATGTAAACGGACAAGAAACCACATCGACTGAACGGGGTTCTCCAATCTTTCCCGGAAATATCTTTTATGTACATGTAGGTACTAACGCAACAGAACCCCAATATTGGTTATTTTATAAACCCGTTGCTGATTATTTAATGACTACACAAGTGCTTAGACAATGTACTCGCTTGGATAAAGTAAGTATTTGGGGGTTATATAAACAGCATTTGGGCAAAGCCCTGGGGGAGGGCGCAACATCTGGTGGAACCCCACCGCTGCGACGCGTTTGGTATGATTATTTGTACCGAATAAAAAGGGTGTGATGCAACTAAAGCATGTGTATCCGTATCCCGGAAACTAAAAATTATATATATATATATATATTATATGCCCAAAACAGTCGTGGCCGATTCTCTCACGAAAGACGGCAGATTTTTTACGAAACATGTTTTAGAACAAATGAATGGAAAAACTCGTAAAAAGAATAGTGGAGGAGGAAAAACTCGTAAAAAGAATAGTAGAGGGAGAAAAACTCGTTCAAAAAGACAGAGAGGAGGAAATCAAAAAGAAAAGGATACATATCTTTTTGATGCAATTGATATTTCTGATTACGACAAAGTTGAAAATGCCTTAAATAACGGAGCTAATGTGAATGCTCGGAATAAAGATGGTGATACACCACTTATACGCGCAATTGAATTAGAAGATATAGACATGGTTTACTTATTATTAGAACGCCCAGATATTGATATTGAACTTGATGTTGATACAAACAAAGAACTTCAACTGGCAGAAGAACTGTGGGAAAATATGACACCAGAGGATCAAGAAGAAAATGGTATTCCTTATGCGATAGAAGACTACATAATCACGAAAAAAGAAAAAAAAAGAATACAAAATATTGTCGCACAAACTATTCCAAAACATTTGGAAAGACAAAAAGATAGGAAAGACCTAGCCGCATGGTTGAGTAAAAAAGGTAAAGAAGGTAAAGGGAGTTTTGGTCATGGAAGAATGCCTTTGGAACTACGCCACGAAATAGGAAAATATCTAGGTGGCGGAAAAAGAAAAACTCGTAAAAAGAATAGTAGAGGGAGAAAAACTCGTAAAAAGAATAGTAGAGGGAGAAAACTGCTATAAATATGAGTTATTTTGTCCCATTTTAAATTACCAAGGGTGTAAATGATGAGTGTATACGACTACACTCATCATTTACAAATAGTTATTCTTTATTTCTTCGTCTATATATACTTTATTCCCAATAGCACTTATTATCTTTTTTGTTTCTTTTTCGTTATTCTCTATGTCTGTCATTACATTAAATATTAATGTTGTTAATTTTGTTTGAATATTTTCCTCTGTTTCCCATCCTTCGTTGGCTTCTTGCCATTTATTTATTAACATTCTTTGTTTTGATGCTATTTGCTGTATAGATGCTAATAATTTATTTAATTCTTTATCTTTTTCCCAAATATCTGCTTCCTTTACATATAATGTTTTTCGTTTTGTATCAGTACAATGTATTGGTCTATCCAGTATATCTAATTCTTTTAACCCATTCACCATCATATTCGTTATTGTCTTTGTTAATCCATTTTCTATTGTATCATCGTATGTTTTATTTGTTATAGGTAGTGATTCAATGAAATCTGTTAAATTCATCGCATTTTTACAATGCTCGTTTAAAAACATATTGATATTAAATTGATTGTTAGTAGTATTGTGACTATTTGTA